CTATTTCACCATGAGCGAGCGAAAAACCAAAAACCACGCGACGACAGTTCTGGCGGGATGGCAGCTGGCGAGCCGAGAGGCTGGCCTATTCGCTGAGATGTTCGGTCGGGTGCATGCTTGACGCCTTCCCGGAAAATGAAGGGCTTAAAATCGAAATGACGACCGAGACGAAAACGAGAACGTTCGACAGCCTGAAGGCGGCGGCGGCTGCGATGAAGTTGCCGATGCGATTACTGAAGGCGGCGAAGGCGGCGGGCTGTCCGGCGTTTCGGTCGAACCGCGTTTATGAAGCCGAGTTGATTGAATGGATCGCGAACAATCCGGAAGCGGCGGAGATGGCGGGCGACGATCCGAGGGATGAGAAGTTGCGTGAGGAGATTCGCAAATTGCGAATCGCGAACGACGCGAAAGAGGGGCGGCTGATCGAACGCGCATGGGTTGCGGAAAGGATGCAGCGTGCGGCTGGGGCGCTGAACGCGTTCCGCGCGAAATCGGAAGCTGAGCACCCGACGAGATTCGCGGCTGCTGCGGGTGACGTCGCGGAATGTCGGACCGAGCTGCGGAAGATTTGGGACGAGATCTTCCGGGATATCGAGACGCTGAAGGAGTGCTTTCGGGATGAGCCGTGATTGATCTTGCCGAAGTCTGGTCAAAGGCATTCTCGCCGCCGGACCGTCGCTCGATCATCGACTGGGCGAGCGAAAAGGTGACGCTGCCACCAGTTTTGGCGAAGAGCGGACGCTTTGACCTGTCGGGCTCGCGGCACTTCATCGGTCCGCTGGCGGCGATTCGTCACGATCGCGTGCGCGGCGTGCGGATACTCGCGCCTGTGCGTGGCGGCAAAACGCTGATCGTTGATGTCGCGGTTCCATGGGCCGTCATCAACGACAACGCATCCGTGCTTTGGGTGTTTCAGGAGGCGAAGATCGCGGAAGACCACGCGGAGACTCGGCAGATGCCGATCCTGAAAAGCGTGCCGGAGATTCGTCCGATGCTCTCGGCGGATCGCCACAAGACGCGCAAAGCGGACATACTCTTTGCGAACGGACTGCCGCTCATCTTGACCGGCCCGGCGATGGGGCGATTGCAGTCGAAAGGCTTCAAGTGGGTAATCTGCGATGAGCCGTGGCTGTATAAAGCCGGCATCCTCGGGCAAGCGAAGGCGCGTATGGGCGACTTCGTGAAGCAGTTCTCGAACAAGTTCATTGCGCTCAGTCAGGGCGGCGAAGAAGAGAGCGATTGGGCGGCGGAGTATGGGGCCGGCGTCGAGTTTGTTTGGAAGCCGCGTTGCGCGTCGCCGACGTGCGCGCGAGTGATGCCGATCGAATGGACGCTCAACCTCGAGGACGGCGGGCGAGCTGGCGCCGTGTGGGATTCGATCAAGCTGCCGGATGGTCGCTATGATGCCGATGCGTGCGCGGCGACCGTTCGCTATGTCTGCCCGCATTGCGGTCACGAGCACCCGAACTCACAGCGGACACGCGCAGAGTGGAATGAGAATGGTTCGTTTTACAACGCGCTGACCGGCGAGCCATTCGACCCGGACAACCCGCCGAGCGAGTGTTCGTTCCGCTGGCACGCGCTCATTGATTACCCTTGGCAAGAACTCGTGAAGGAATGGCTCGCGGCGATGGACGCGAAGCGCGTCGGCAACTTTAAGCCGCTCGTGAATTTCTTTCAGAAGCGGTGCGCGCTTATGCGGAGCGAACGCACGGTGCACGACTCCGATCTTCCGTTCGCGCGTATTCAGATGGAGGATACGAAGCCAGGCGAAAAGCTATGGGAGGGGGAGGCGATGCGCTTCCTCACGGCTGACCGGCAAGACGAGAATGTTTATTGGGTGGTGATCCGCGCATGGGCACGCGGGACCGGTGAGTCTCGCCGCGTGTGGTTCGGCCAATGCTTTAGTGAATCGGACATCGAGGCGAAGCGCGTTGAATACGGCGTGCCGAAAAACTGCACGGTGATCGACTCGGGGCACTGGTCGAAAGGCCCGACCGGCGTTTACTCGGCGTGTATCAAGTTTGGCTGGATCGCGACGAAGGGCGACGACGCTCCGTTCTTCTGGCACACCGTGAAGAACAAGCGAGGCGAGTCCGAGCGCGTGCAGAAGCTATGGGCGCCGCTTGCTTATGGCGACCCCGGCGCCGGCACAAAAGAGCAAGGGCGGCAGAAGTGCCCGCTGGTCAGATTCTCCGCGCCCTCGATGTCGCGCATGGTGCACGCGCTGATTGAGCGCGGACTGTGGATTGAACCGCTGGTGGACGATCCGGACGAGATTGAGCGGCAATACCGAATCCAGATGACCGCCGAGTTTGAGCGGCCGAAAGTGGACAAGCTGACCGGCAAGCGCGTCATGGTGTGGGTGTGTCCGTCGGGAAACAACCACGCGTTCGACTGCTCAAAGATGCAGGTGCTGTGTGCGATGCAGGCGGGCTTGCTGCCGGCGGGAATCGAGATGACGCCGGTTCCGCCGCCGAAAGACGAGGAAGAGCGCGAAGCGGCGTGATTGTCATCACTTCCGTCTTGTTAAGACGGGAGAAAGTGTCTGAGCGTGCGAGCACATCGGCGGCAAACGATGACTGACTCGAATCGACTACTCTCCACGAAAGAACTAGCCGCGGAGCTGAGGCGTCCGCGTTCGTATATTCAGGCGATGAAGCGTCGGGGATTCATGATGCCCGGCGGCATGGCGACATTGGCGGAGGCTCGCGCATGGCTGATGCGCAACCCCTCTCCGCGTTCGGAGCGTGAGTTTCGCGCCGCTGCATAGCGCGCGGAACAAAACGGAACATCGCGCAAATTGAATAGCGAGGGTCGTGCGCAAGTCATGGTGACGTGCGCGCAACTTCGGGATTTGTCCGCCTGTTTATCCGCGGTCTGGCTTGGGACGCGGAAGACAAGGGCTCGGCTTTTGCCGACACCCTGAAGGCTGCTTCGCGCGCTCGCCTCACGGATTCCGCCAAGGGCAAGGTGCTCACGGGCACGGGCTCCGGTGGAACGTCTGTGCAGTTCACGCTTCCGCCGCTTGGCGACTTGACGGCGGGCGACGTCGCCGAGGTGTGCGCGAAGCTACTCGACGCGGTTGACGCGATCAAAGCCGAGTCGCCGAACGTCACCGACACGCAGCTTGTTTCTCTGCTGCTCGCTCAGTTCCCAACCATCCGCGCTGCGCATTTCCAGTGCGGCCTTCGTCGATGAGCGGTGCCGCGCCGAACATGCTTTCTCGTGTGCGGAATCTCTTCCGCCGCACCGCTCGCGTGGAAGCGGCGAAGATCATGCCGCTCAATCGCGGGCTGTCGTCGTGGCAGCTCGCCGACATTCAAGCCGGCTACGAATCCGGCAAGATGGGCGGCTTTGATCGCTCGTGGCTGCCGCACTTCGTGCAGGACGCGTCGCAGGACATCACTCCCGGCGAGCGAATCGAGATGGTGCGCAAGGCGCGCTATTTCGAATGCAACAATGCGACGATGCAGAAGAGCCTCGATTTGATCGAGGTGAACGTCGTCGGCACGGGCGTCAACGTCACCCCGAACTCGAGCAAGCAAGAGTGGAATCAAAAGGCGCTGAAGCGCTGGCGCGAGTGGTGCCGCTACGCCGATCTCACCTCGCGCCAATCGTTCGAGACGCTGCAAGCGCTGATCGTTCGCGCGCAGGCCGTCGATGGCGAAATTTTCATCTGGCTGACATACGGCGATCCAGACGAGCAAGGCCGTCGCTTCCCGCGTATCCAACTTATTGAGACGCATCGCGTGCGTGACGCCAAGCTGCCGAGTCAGTTTGAGCGCGAGGGATTCAACCAGTTTGACGGCATCCTGACCGACGCGCGCGGACGCCCCGCGTTCTACATCGTTTCGAACGATGCCGACGCGTTCTCCAAAGCGAGCCCGCGATCCGTCGCGCTGATTCCCGCGTCGGAGATGGTGCACGTTTACGAGCCGTCGCGCACGTCGCAGCCGCGCGGCATCACCCTCTATCACGCGTGCCTGCACGATCTTCACGACTTGGACGATCTGCAGCGTTACGAGATGCTCGCGTCGAAGGATGCGTCAGCCCGCGCGAACGTCGTCAAGACCGAGAACGGAGAGATGCCGGATGATGAAGGCACAGTGATCGGTGCGACTGAGAGCGTTCCGCAGGGTGACGGCACGAGTGCAGAGAAACAGCTCTACTACCAGCACGCTTTCGGTGGTCGCACCGTCGTGATGAAGCGGGGCGACTCGTGGGAGCAAAGCGAAGCGCTCCGCCCGACCGCCGCTCAACAGGAGTTCTGGAAGATCCTCGAGCGGAAGTT